AATCCGCTACCTGTAAACCAGTTTCCACCAGAAGCACTAATAGGTGGTCTCCATAAAGTGCTGACAGTTCTACCATCTCTAAAGTTCCAACTACATCCCTCAGTTGTTAAAGGATTATCATCAACTCTTCCCTGTCCCATCACCCATGAACCACTAACAGGGTAGGCGTATAAACTTTGACTTACAGATAGACTTTGTGGTTTAGCATCAAAAAGGTTTAAAAAATATTTAGGTTTTTTTATAATACCTCTGTTTATTTCACGTGTGATTCTTGTTAAATCAAATTCTATCAAAGTTCGAGACACATTAACAGTATCGCCTGTTGGACTTATATCTTTTCTAACTTCTAATATCTCATCAAGACCAGTATTCATACTACCACTAGCTTGATATATTGTTGCGTCTTTTTCTGAAAAAACAAAATAATGCATTAGTTTACTCCGTTACACCAAGGTTATCACCAACAACTTTACCTCTTATGTCAGTGTTTGGAAACTTGACTTGAAATATACTTGGGTCTAAAGCTGGATAAATGGTTCCGTTAATAGTTGCACTTTGTATGTCGTAAGTATTTCCTGAATATCCATCTGCTCTCTTAAACTTATTTGTTATTACAATCGGTAACTTATCAGGATTATTTTCTAGTGGTTGTGTAACTGCGGCTACACCCTCAACCAAAGATAACTCATACACAATGTCGGACATTATTATTGGTTGACCTATCTGCCAGTTATCAATATTAAAAAATTCTTTTAAGGTAGATACACATCTTAACAACACATCGTTTTTATTATATCCTACTTTTGTAAGTATTGCAAAGTCAACCGCTATATCTATTATGTAAGCGTCTTTAATATTTACAGCATCAGTAACCAATCTAAATTCAGATAGATAGTTTTTAAGATTTTCTTTTACTGTTAAAGATAACGGTTCAAGAACTTTGTTACTATTGTAACCTAAAGTATACATATTTAAAGCAAGTGGATTAGGTACTCTACTTGTTAAAGCTCTAAGAGTTCTCTTATTATCAACATCATCTTGTGTTACCAATCTATCTAAATCATCTACTTGTGAAGCTGTGTTTATTTGGTCATCTTGCATCAAATGCACTTTTGCTATATTACCATATCTAGCTGGTAAAGCGTAAGCTCTTACAATATAGTCTTCTTTAGTTACTGCTCTTTGTTGTGCTTGATAATAAGCTAAAGCACTATCTCTAACTTCTCTTATTGATTGACCAGCTGAACCACCACTAGCAGGTTTTGGATTAGTAAATGAAACTGAGTTTTGTGATTCTGCAATCAAAGCACCTGATAAGTTTTCACTTTGTATTTGAAACTCAATGGCTGTTGATTCCGTGATATCACCACTAGCAACATTATCATCTATTCCACCACCATAAGAATATTTTATTGTGAGAGTAGTATTAGCTGGTGCTTGTCCAAACGCTTTTGTTTTTAAGAAGTTACTTGGGTCAAAAGCTACACCTAACTTACTTGGACTACCTGCCAGATTAGAACCCACTGAATCTGGATTTGGTATAATCTCTTCATCAGGATTATCTGATACTCCTGCTCCAAATCTTAAAAAAGTATTTTCGTTTTCATCAATAAATGTAGTAAATCTTTTTGGGACTTTTTTTAGTTTGAGTAAATAAGGTGATGTATCTTTATTAGTGACCGAGGTTGGGTCATTAGTAGAATTATTTTCCATGTCTATAAAGATTGTGTCTTGTGCTAACGACTCCACTTCATACCAATCATTACCATCATCGTCTTTACAAGATATGATATTTATAACATCGTTGTTACCTAACTTAATCTCTTGATATTTTTGTGCCGAACCAAAGGTGTAGTACTCTGTTGCTATCTCACCACTCTCTACACGAACTTGTTTTTTCAATAAATATTTTGTTGGTGTGCCACCATCACTTTCAAAAATAGTTGATACTCTAGCATCTGATTTTGTGCTAACGTTAAAGTTTACATCTTCTAAAGTTCTAAATGTTTTACCAGTTGACAATGATTTAACAGTAGCACCAGCTTTTATATTTAAAGCGTATCTATAATCAGGTGAACCATTTAATGCTGGTACTGTTTGAAAAACATCTAACACCGCAGATGCTGGTGTAGTGGTTTTTGGTTTATATCCAAATGATTGAGCTATCGTATAAACATTTCTTTTTTCTTCAGCGTATGCTAAAAGTGATTCTCTAAATTGTGAATCAATATAATAAGAAAGTACGTCACCAACATAAGCCGCCATTTCTATAAACATCATGCCTGGTGACGCTTCATTAAAATCATTGTATGTGTTAGGAAAATATTGTCTAGCAAAATCTATCAGATTGTCTCTGAAATCACTAAAGTCTTTATTAAGATAGTTTACTGGTTTAACAACATTTTTTTTACTTGAGGTTCTAGCCATTATAATCTCTCCGCAGTGTATGATGCATCTAACTCTATTTGTTGAAGAGTCTCACTATTTAAAGTTGTAGAGAATGTTACTCTAACAAATATCTTTGATTTGTTATCTTCTTCTGTAAGTGTTTCAACACTTTCGATATTAACATAAGGTAACCAAAAACCAACTGCTCTTCTGACCTCATCTTCAACTCTTACTGGTAAACTATCATCAAGTTGTTCGAAACATATTTCTCGTAACCTACTACCAAACTCTGGTTGGTAAACTCTCTCACCAATATGAGTTAAAAGTAAATTTTTTAGATTATGTCTTACTTGGTCATATGAACTTTTTGTAAGTTGAAACACATTGTTATTGTCTGACTTTAAAGGTAAAGCTAAACCAATGTATGTGTTAGGATTTAAATCGTTTTGTCTGGCTCCTGCCATTACTTACCTTTCTTATTCATAGCTTTCATTAAGTCACTGTAGTCACGAGTCAAAGCGTTTGTTAATGCTTCTGGTACATCGTTGACTGATTTACCTGCTTTTTTCAAAGTATCAACTGCTACCATATCTCTCTTAGCTTCTTCAGGTTGACCATAACCCATCAACTCGGCCATGCGACTTGTGTCAAAAGTTCCACCACCTAAAGTTGGATATTCTTCTGTTTGATTTTTTTGTGTTTTTGTTAAACCAACTGTTTCATTAAGTACATCATTAAGTGATTTATTCTTTGTGTAAGCTTTCTTTTGTTGAACTTTTTGTTCAATAACTTTTGTTGGTTTAGATACTTGTTCCTCTATAAATATCTTTTTTACTTCTTTTTGGACTTCACGTTTGACCACTTCTCGTATTATTTTTACAAGGTCTTTCTTAGTCATAATAACTCCTATTGTGTTTTTACTTTTGTACTTAAAATATTTTCTGTTTTAGTCTTTAAACTATTAATCTTTGTCAACAAAGCTGGATTTTTTGTCGATATAGGTGTTTGAGTGTTATCTATAGCTATTGGTAAAACTTGTGATAAAACATCAACAATATCATCTAATATTTCTTTTACTGTATCACCCTTTACAACTGGTTGTAAATCGGCTTCTACTCCAGTACCTAATCTAACTTCTCCATCTATAAATATTCCGTCGCTCTTTAATAGTATTTTTTTTCCATCAATCTTACCATCTTCAAACTTATTCTTAGAAAACTTTTCACCACCACTGGTCAAGACAATCATCGAATCTGAGTTTTCAAAAGAATCATCTACTGGCACTGCAACGCCACCTAATACTTTATTAGAACTTTTTACACCTATTCTAATAACAGGTAAATCATTATCTTTATTTCTATCAAAATGTATCGATTGACCAAATCGTCCCTCGTATAATGTGCTACCCTCTGTTATATTTATAGGACTTATTTCTTTTCTTTTAAAAGTATCATCCTCAGAAAATTTTAGATTTGGTAAAGGATAAGGTTTATCTACTAAAGTGTTTTCTCTTATCTGTCCCTTTTGATTAATAGTACCGATATAGTAATGTCTACCATTGAACTCCACTACTCCTACGTGTTCACCTGCTACAGGTACTTGTAAAATACCATTTCCAAAAAATGGTCTAACAACTCCACCGAGAACATCTTGATTTGGTTCTATTACAAACTGACCCGTAACCGCACCTCTTAAATCACTTGTCCTATCTGTAAATACTTTTGTTACACGAAATGCTTCCCACTCATGAAAATCGTACAATGAGTTGTTGATAATTGATTTTATATATGCACCTATGGCACGACCAGTGGGTAGTCTACCTAATGGATTTGTTGTGGTTAAATCACTTTTATTTTTTTTTCTGTAAGACATTAGTTGTTAATGGATTCGATTCTATTATGTATTTTGTCCGATTCTTCTTGTATATCTTTTACTGAGTCTTCGAGGTTTGATAATAGTTGACTCTTCTCTTCATCAGATAAACCAAACTCATCCTCACTACCTGCTTTACTCTCTGCAGATATTAATCTTTGTACAATACCTGCCATCTTTACAAGTTGGTCATCATTACGAACATTTATTTCTAAATACTCTTTTATCATCGGCACTATCTGTACCGCAGTATCTCCGTCTTTTATAAACTGTACAAGTTCTTTTGTTAGGACTTCTAACTGTTTTCTGTTAAATTCTGTGTTATCGTATATATCTTTGAATAATGAGGAAAGAGATTTTCCATCAAAGATTTCGTAGTCAATAGCCATGATTTACCTATATGTTGTCTCTTATAAATATACGTTACGAAAAAAATATCAATATATAAATATATATAGAAAAATATTATTCATTTACCATATAGTTATTATAGAGGTTACTCGGTTTTTAAAATCGTGTGACCTTTTTTTTTGTTAACTAACGGGAGAAAACCAATGCAGGAAATCGTAACACAAGTCAAAGGATATATTGATGATTTAGGTCATCTATTAATGTCCTTTGTAGCTATAGGTGCTCTATCTGAAGTAATCTTTGGGTCTGGTATCTTTGGCGTGAATGTTATAGGTAACCTCACATCCATCATTAATAAGTTCGGCGAGTCAGGCTTCGCTGGACTTGTCGCCTTGTTGGTGTTGGTGGGTTTATTTCGTAAGTAGGACACGGAATAGCTCTACAATTCCTACTCGTAGAGCATAGAAAAAGGGGAGTGAAAGCTCCCCTTTTTTGTTTTGCGGCGACGGATAGGAATCGAACCCACCTGTAGTATCAATAACTACACAACGGTTTTGAAGACCGCGAGGAGCACCAGCTACCCTCACGTCGCCATATTTTTTGTTAAATCTATAAGATGTTCATCCTCATATGTTTTTAATATTCTTTTTACAAGTGGGTGTCTGACTGAGTCCTCTCTATCAAACTCCATGTGATTAACACCCTCAACACCTTTTAATCTGAACCACGCATCATAAAATCCACTCTTCTCATAGTTAGTTACACCGTTGGTTTTGTATTTATCACACTGAGACATATCACCTTGCATAATCATTTTACAGTTGTTTGAAATCCTTGTCATTAAGGTTTTGATTTGCATGGGTGAAACATTTTGTGCCTCGTCAAGTATGACATAACAATTTTCAAGATTAACCCCACGTAAAAAGTTTAATACGCTAATCTCAACTTTATTATCGGCTAATAGTTTCATAGCTTTATCTTTACCAACAATCTTATCCAAGATAGTAAAAGTTGATTCGTTGTATTGTTGAATCTTCTTGTCTAACTCGCCAGGTAGATAACCTAACTTGTCCTCGTTACCAACGTCTACAGTAGGATTGATTATGATTAACTTATCATAGCCAGTTCCACGACGTAGGACATCTTGTAACGCTTTATAAACTGAGATGTAGGTTTTACCTGTACCAGCTATTCCATGACATAAAACTAACTGAGTATGTTCTTCACTTATAATGTCATAAAATATTTTTTGATTTCTTGTTTTAAACTGAAGATTGTTTACTATCTTAGGTATGGCACCAATCGGTGACTTATAAACTCTTGTTGTCTTCTTTGCCACTCTCTTCCCCCTCTTCTATGGGTGGTATATAATAAGGTGGTTTTGTATCTAACGTATCTTTCACCACCTCTGTTCTTATACCAACGCTTTCTTCTAATCTATTTAATGTTGGTTCAAGTGTTCCATTGTAATCTGCTATAAGAATAACAACGGCTAAAACACAATGAAAATAAAACCAAGTCATTAAAATATACTACCTGTGTTTGAGGTATCCACTTGACCATCAGCTGAAAACTCTTGTAACATATTAAAATAGTATTTTTTCATTTGGTTAATAACTCTTGTAATGTGTTGTGTATTACTGCCTGTCATTTCACGAATCATAATATAAAGAGCTTTTTTATTAAAGTTCTCAATGTAATCTTTTTTTCTAAACAACTCTAAAACTGAATCAGCAACCAATATATCTTTTTGTCTGTG